GAAACGCTGCTGCGCCGTCGCCATCGGGTTCTTCGGGTCGGTCGGGTAACGCTTGAGAAGGTTCCCCGCTGCGCCTTTCCACACCTCAACCACCTCGGCGGCTGCGGCCCGCTCATCCGCCTTCGCCTGGCGCTTGTCCTGCATGGCCTGACGCTCATCGAGTCGCCCTTGACGCTGCAAGCCTTCCGCCTCACCGCGAAGGGTCAAGGCGTCATCCGCAAGCCCCGCCTCCCCATAGACGCCCGCTGCGCCCTGGTAGTCTCCCGACGCAATCATCGGAGCGGCGCGGGTGGACGCACGGCGGGAACGGATGCGGTCGTCAAACTGGTTGGCGAAGTCGATGCCCGCTTGAGCGGCGGGAACCCAATTGCCTTGGGCGAACTCGCTGGCGAAGATATTGCGCGCCATTAAAACACCCCCATCGTGCGGAGCGGGCCGGGGTTGGCCGCCGTCTGCCATCCGCCGCCGAACGAACTGTTCCACGCATCGCCCACCGTTTGCGGGTTCATCGGCGTGGTGCGTCCGAAGCCGCCTCCCCAATTGGAGAAAGCATTACCGACCGACGCGCCGATTGAGTTGTAAAGCGCCGTGTTCGCCGCGCCTCGCGCTTGAGCCCTAGCCCCGGTCGATGCCGCCTGATCGCCGTAGATGTTCTGCTGCTGGTTGGCGAAGTTCGTGCCGGCGTTGCCCACCGAACCCGCCGCGCTGCGTCCGCTGTTCGTCAGGTTGAACAGGTTGGCGTTTTGCTGGTCATAACGGTCGGTCTGGTAGTTCCGGTCGGCGTCAAAGCGACGGTCGCCGTAGTTGCGCTGGTCTTCCCAACGGGCCGTTCCATAGGCGCGGTCGTCAGCGAACACGTTGTCCGCCCGGCCTTGGCCGTATTGGAACTGCTGGTTCGTCCTGTCGAAGGCTTGAAGCTGGCGGTTATACCAGTCGCCGTAGCCCTGGTTTGCAAGGCCCTCGCCGCGCGCTTGGAGCGCCATGGCGGCGTCACCCGAGCGGAGCTTGCCCCGCGCCGCAGAGGCCGCGTTGACGGCTTTCAGGCCCTCGCTAAGCCGGAACTGATAGCCCGGATCGACTTGGAACTTTGAGGGGTCGATGAAGCCCTGCAGGCTCGGCGCTTGCATCGCCGCAGGACGCTCGAACGTCGGCGCTTCCGGGGCATCCGGGCGGCGCATGTTCATGTAGTCGGGGACGGCGTTAGGATCGGGCGCAGCCTGATTGAGCGTGCGCCCCTCGTTCTGTCCGAACGCCTGATAGTGGTAGGCCGCCGCTTCCTCCGGGCTGTCGATGGCCCCGCCTTCCCAATTGGGTGGCGTCTGGCCGATGGACTGTTGCGCCCATGCGGCGACGTCGGGGTTGGCTTGCAGATAGCCCGCGAAGTCCTGACCACCGCCTTGGGGTGTAGGCTCGCCAGGGATGCCGCCCGCGAAGCCGCCGGGGGCCTTGGCCTGCCCACCACCGCCGGGGTTCATGGGCTGTGCGGGCTGAGTGAGCCCGAGGCGGCCCATCAAGGCCTGCTGCGCCGTGTTGCCGCCTTCGATGAACGGCTGATTGAGCCCGACGATGCGGTCGAAGTTGGCCTGTTGCGCCGCAAGCGCCTCACGCGCCGCCTGCTGGTTCGCGGCATCCGTCTTGGCGGCGGCCTTCTTGGCGCTCGATGCGCCGAGAAGCGAAGCCCCAACGCTCAACGCGGGGCCGATGAGTGCAGCAAGCGGCATATCGCCTCCTAGTTCAGCAGTTCCCAGAACCGATCACTTCCGCGCCCTTCGGCGTCGGCTATCGGCTCAAGCGGGAGGGGTTGGCGCAACGGGAAGGCCCGAGCCCACCAATCGCGGAAGTATTTCGTGGGCAGCCCGCCATCCACGAGGACGGCCATCGACTGAAACGGCTGCAGCGGTCCCCGGCGTCGGATCTGACCCAGCAAAAGCGGCGTGGCCCGCCCGCTCGCCATGAACAGAACCGAGTTTCGAATGGTCACGGTACGTTGATCCGCACCGCAGAGAAGCGCCGGCCAACCGGGTCCGACACCTCAAACTTCAACATGAGCCCATACGGCGCCCTAGCCTGACCCAAGGCCGTCCAGCGCACCGTTTCGGCGTTCTTGCCGGTTGCCCCAAGGTTCCGATACCGCGCATCGCTCCACGTCGCGCCACGGTCCCTTGACCACCGCAGGCCGATCAGCGGGTCGGACCCCTGCCCCGTTCGCGGCGCATCGCCCGTCAGGCAATCAAGCTCCACATTGCCGATGTCCGCCGTCCCCTCGGGAACGTCGATGACCGCCATGAACTCCAGCGGGAACACCGTGGCGTCGTCCGTCCGGCGGTCGGGGTCTAGGCGGTATAGCTGCGAGGATAGCCGGTCGGTCGCCAGGACCGTCCCGCCGAGGTTGGCGAAAAACCGGGGCCGCCAGTAGTCGTAGCCGAGCGAGAGGAAGTTGCTCCACCGCTTGGTCGAAAGGTCATAGACCCACGTTGCCGTTGTGCCGAGGTGCAGCACATAGAGCGGGTGTTGATCGACAATGAAATACGAGGCCGACAGGTCCGCCGCTGCCGTCTTCCTGATCTGCTCCGAAAGGCCGCTGTCCGAAATGACCGAAGGCGGCCCGCCGTCGCTCACATTCACGGAGCAATTGTCATCGACCCACGCCAGCGTTCCGGCCATGTTGACCGCCGAGGCGATGGCCCGACACCCGATGTCGAACTTAAGCCCGCCCGCCGGTTCCAGGGGTGACGAGGCATTGCCCGTCAGCCGCCAGAACTCCGTCGTTGCCGAGCCGAGAAGCGCCAGAACCTCCCCGAAGGCCCGCACGCCGACCAGCGGATCGGGTGCATATTCCGCCGAGGCGAATTGCAGCGCGTTCCAAGTCGTCTCGCCGGGGTTCTGGTAGTAGAGAGCATCGCTCCCGACTTCCGACGCCACCCAGTAGCCGCCCAGGAACGCCACCGACGTCGCCCCGGCGTTGCCACTGTCGGGGAAGGTCTCCGCCACCACCGCAAGGCCGCTGCTGTCGTACTTGTAGAGCGCCGAGCCCGTCGCAATGCGGATGATCGAGTTGTAGTCAGCGTCCAGGCCGCCGTCGATCTCGACCAGCCCCGAGCCGGGAATGGTTCCGGTCAATGCCGTCACCACCCCGCCCGATGTCACCCGGTAGCAGGTGTCATTGGCGACGATGAAGGCATCGCCCCCGATCAGGCCCGCCTTCTGAAACACCCCCCGGATGGGCGCCGTCCCGACCGTGGCGAAGTCCTCCAGGCCAGGCCGGGCAATCAACGCCGTGGTGGCGCTCGGCATCGTCGGGGCCGCTTCGGAGATGCAGTTGAGCGCAATGGCCTCGGGAAAGCCGGTGCGCTTGTAGGCGCCGAAATACACAAGCGCGTCGGCCATCAGATCAGACCCTCCTCGCGCGCGTGTTCAGCACAGTGGTTACGGGACCATAGAAGCCCGTCGATCAGTCTCGCCGTGCGGATCGCCCACCGCTTGCCGTGGTGCGCTTCCATGCCCACGCGGGCGGAGAAGCTGTTGCGCGGATCACCGCCGGCCAGGGCGTTCAGAAGGTGAGAGCATCCGGCGAGGACGCGCTCCAGATACCGCCTCACGGCCAGCCTGAGCCCATGTCGATAGCCTCCAGCGCGGCCCGCGTGGTGACCGACCGACATTCGTCCTTAAGCCGCCACCAGTTGGCCTGCGCCTGCATCGCCCACGCCCTCAGTTCCTGCATGAGCACGAAGGTCTCGGCGTAGGTCGGGCGGATGAAGGCGTTGGACGTGCAACGGATGCCCGGTGCGTCGATTGTCAGATCACCGACGCCCGCCGCGATAGCCTCGGCGCATATGTCCTTGAGCGTCAGCCAGTTGGTCCGGTCCAGTTCGTTGCGTATTTGCAACGTCTCGCCGGGGTAGTCATCGAGCGGAAAGCCCGGCGCCAGAAACGCCGCGTAGGCCGCGTCCGCCGCCAGGATGCGCCGATCCCGCTGCGGCGAGGTGGGCGCGAGGGGGCGCATAGGTCAGTAGAGCGCCGTGATGTCGGTGGCGGTCGTGGCGTTCATGACCTTCGTCACCCGGAACGGGAGAAGCGTCCCAGCCGGGACGCCGGTGATTGTCACGGCGGAGCCGCCATCCTCAAACACCAGCGACAGGTTGCCGGCGCCGCCCACCCACAAGGCGGCGGTGACGGGCAGAACCGTGGAATCGCTTTTGGTTACAGCCCGAGCCTGCGATGCGGAGCCGGTGTCGTTTGCGTTGCGTGACATCTGTCAGCCTCATGCGGATATGGCCTGCGGTCCTGGCAGGGCCGGGGCGGTTACGGTTGGCGGGCTTGGCAAGGCCGGACCCGTTGCGGTTGATGAACCCAAAGGCGGGGCGGTTACCGATCCCGCCGAAAGCGTCGGAGCCGTCGCAGAGCCCGGCGAGAGAGGGTAAGCCGGGATGCGACCCGGCCCGAACAGAAGCGTCGGCCCGCCGTTGACGACATACGAGCCGCCTTCAGCCGTGATCCGATAGCTGCGGCTAAAGCTGACCGTCGCCCCGGCGAGCGCGTAGCTTCCGCCACCCGCGACCAGCGTGTAGCCGCGATTGAGCCCCGCATCCGAGCCGGTGACCGTGTAGGCCCCGCCGGACGCCTCCAGACGGCGCGTCAGTCTCAGCGCCGCATTGTCCCCGGTCAGGACGTAAGCGCCGCCACCGGCCTCCAGAAGCCGCGCAATCCGCAGTCCGGCGTCCGTCCCGGCGACCGTATAGGCCCCAGAGGCCGCGCTTAGGGTAAGTCCCCCGCTAAGTGCGAGGAGAAGGCTCAACGGTTACTCCCAACCGTAGACGGGTTGCCAGATGAAGTTGATGGTCTGCGAAGCCGTGGCCGTGCCGACCAGGAACTTGCCGACCAGAGCGATGAACTCGCCGGGGTTGACGTAGATGGGCGCATCCCCGAGGTCGAGGTAGATCGGCCCATCGGCGGCGGGCGCGCCAATCGCCGCACCGACAGCCCAGGATTGGAAGCCCATCGCCACCCGGCGCGGGGCCTTGGCCGTGCCGGTGGCGAACGAGCCGCTTTCCGCCGTCGCCATCGACACCGCCGTGTGACCGAACGCGAGCGAGAACTGCACGACGGTCGCCGTGGTCGCCACAGCCGCGCCGGTGTTGACGCATTGCAGGCGGATACCGCGAACCACCAGCCTGCGGCCCTGAACGGTCGTTGAACCCGCTGGAACCTGATAACTGCCCCAGATGCCGTCCGTCGCAGCCGCAGCCGCAGCGGTGACTGCGCCCTGACCCCCAAGGCCGCCCGGAAGGTTGGCCGTCAGCGCCGTGTTGCTTGGCGCAGCGGCGGTCGGGTTCGTGCTGTTGGCGTAGGTGGCGAGCGAGCCCATAGTGCCGCCGGAAAGGCCCTGATACGAGCCAAACATGCGGTTGCCCGACGTGCTGAGTACGTTGGCGTACTGCGGCCCGCGCACGCTGACGCGGTAGTCCTTGACCAGCGCCTGGGTCGCCGCGCCCGCCGCACCGCCGACGATGGCGTGACGGATCGACCACGGAAGCGAGCGCGACTGGCAAGGGCTGTCTGCACCGGCAGGGGTCGGGATTTCACCGACCTTGAGGTTGTCGATCCAGAAGGTCGTGACGACGTTCGTGATCTGGATCAGGAAGCGGTAAACCCGGTTGTTCGTGTAGGCGAACGTCCCGGTCCCGAGCGCCAGCGGGAACACGCCCGTCGTGGTCTCGACACCCGCGTTGTTGATGACGCCCGACAGGCCCGTCGAGTTCATGCGGAAGTAGACGCCATCGAGCGGCGCAAAGGCCGTCGAAGCGCCGCGCTGGAACACGCCGAAGTCGATCACCGTGTTTGAGTTCGGCTGCGCGGAGAACGAAAGCGCCGTCTCGACAACGAGCGTGTTAGTCCCGCCAATCGGGAATTGCGCGAACGAGCCGAACGTCATGCCGGTCGTCGTGGTGGTGATGTTGCCGCTGTTGGTCAGCAGGCCCGCCGCGCTCGAGGTGGCCGTGAGCGTCGTGAAAGCGTGCGAGAACTTGCCGGTATTTTGCGCCGTGTCGGTGAAGGCTTCCTGATCCATCAGGAGGTCGAGGCCAACGCGAAGGCGGTAGTCGTCGTCGGTCTCGGGCGCATGGACGTGGCGGACGCCGGTCAGCACGCCGGAATCGTTCTCCGACTGCAACGTCTGGCCCGCGTCAGGACCGCCGCCAAACGAAACGCCGCCAGCGGTATAGCCGGGGGTGATGACGAACGCGTTCTTGTTCGCATCGACCTCTTGCTTCGAACCGGAGACGCCCCCGGCGAGATTGGTGTCAAGCGCCATGATGTGTCCCTAGTCTGCCCAGACCCAGCGGACGGCGAACGTCCCCTGCATCTTGTGAATTGACCGCGCGTAGATCGTCCCGCCGACACCCGCGTCGGGCGCCGCAGTCAGTGAGAAAAACTGGCCGGCGTAGCGGTGATCCGAGGCCGTGTGATCCGTGGTCGTGTCATCGCCCATGATGAAGGCTTCGATCTTGGAACCCGCGCCAACCGTAGCGTCCGAAAACGCAACCGACGCCTCGTTGCTTCCGGGGAACGCTCCGAAGTCGAGCGTGGCCGTCCCGGTCGGCATCAGGTCACCGTGAGGATGTTGGAACCGAAGTCCACGGTCAGCGTCTCGCCAGAGGCCAGGGTCACGCTTGAGCCGTAGTCCCAGAACGCAATCAGCGGATCGGCAGGGCTGGTCGGGGTGTCGTTGTAAAGCACCGCGTACCTAAGCGGGCCGACCGACCCACCGGACGCCGTGATGACCACATCATTGCCGACCAGCGAATAGACGCCGCTCGACTGCGAGGATGACGTGACGGTCACCGTGGCGCCGCCCGCCGTGTAGCCGTTTCCGCCGGCAATCTCGGTGAGGTTCGCCTTGACGGTGTTCGTCACCAGCGGGGCGGCGTTGGTGAGCATGATCTTGAGCGTGTCCGACCCAAGGTTATGGACGCCGTTTGCACAGTCGGCCACAAACTGATCGAACTTGGTGTAGGTGGCCATGCGCTACCAATCCGCGTTGATGTTGTAACGCATCCCGCCGAGGCGGGTGTAGACGTCCGTCCGAAGCGCCCCGAACACCTGCGCGCGGTCGCGCATCAGTTCGGCCATCGCCTCGCGGAACATGCCGCCCGCCGCCGCCAGCATCTCGGGGTCGCGGAGATACACCGCCGCCTGGGCCTGCGAGCCGTAGAGGTAGGCGTCAGGAGCCCCGACAAGCACCCAATTGGACGTGTTGCTATCGGAGAGCGCCGGCACGCGGGTGATGTAGGTCAGGGTGGCGTTGTAGGTCGTGTCGGGCGCCGGGTAGAGTTGCGCCTGCGTGCCGACAATCGCGTAATAGCGCGGCCATGAGGTGAACGAGGTGGGAACCTTCTGCGCTGCAATCGTTGCGGTGTCGGTCAGCGATAAGGATTGCGACACCCCGTTCAACACGACAGTCAGGTCAATCGCCTCGGCAAAGTCAGACGGGAGGCTAAAGTACTCCGTCGAGACCGAGGCGTTAGAGACCGACTGCTGA